TTTTCATTAGCATTTCCACCTTGCCCTAGCTGCTTTGCCTCGTTCCCCTGTCCAGCCTTTAGACCTGGCACAGAAACTATCATGCCTTGGCCCACTAGATTGGGGTGCTTGTAAATTACTACCATTCTTTGCATTGTATTCTGCCCGACCTTTGGCTGTCATTCCAGCACCTTGTTCGGTAGGTAGATAGTTCTTACCTTTGCCGACTGTGGTCTTTGGAATGGGTTTATCGTGCTTTTCTACTGCGGCACGAATTTGGTCTTTACGACTCATTACTCATTCTCAGCTATGTATTTAGCGTAGGATTCTTCTAACTTAGCCTTACGCTTGCCTTTAGCGTTGTCCCGTTCTACATTGAGTGCAATAGCCAATGCCTGTTTTTTAGGCTTACCGGCAGCTACTTCAGCTTTAATGTTCTTACCTACAGATTGGGCTGACCCAGACTTATCTAATGGCATATTAAATCCTATTTCAAAAAGCGTAGTTTGTAGGTGGTAGAGTCAATTAAATCAGCAATGGCATCAACCAGGTTGCATAATTGTTCATCTTGCGGCAAATCTTGACGGGCTTCTTTTACAAACTTTTGCAGGCTTTGTAAGTATTTAATTGGGTCTTTTGGCTGGTGATATACGCTTGGAAATGTCTTGATTTGTTCGTAAGCGCCCATATAGGCTTCTACATAAGCATCTGTTAGGTCAACAATTTCATCATAATATGTGCCTAAAGCCATGTGCTTACTGAAAGAATCAGTATTCCAATGAAAAAAGTGGGTATTTGTCGCTGAGTGCAACAAAGTGGCGGCAAACATAGCTACATTATCATTCATAGAATTACTCCATTTTTACTGATTTTAACACTTCAATAGCTTCTTCGCTAGAATTTACTCTGTATAAATGCCCACCTTTCCAACCAGCAATAAACTTAATCTGGTCAAGGGTAAACTTTTTATCAGCACCATCTTTTACTTCCATTAAAATAGTCTGTCCATCATAAGCCACAAGTAAATCTGGTATACCAGCGCCCACCATGTGTAATAAATGAACATCAGCACCATAATCTCGTAGCGCTTTAACAACAACAGCTTGATTTTTATCTACTTTTTTCGCAAATGACATATTTTTCAGTTAGTATTCAGTAACTTATTGATTATAGGGTAAATTTCATGGCTGGCTATCATTTAACTGATGAACAATGGATTGAGTCTTGGAATAAGGTTGGCAGTCCAAGTGAGTTTGCAAAACTACACCAAATAGCAGTTAGAAATGTTATGTCTAGGCGCAGGTCAATAGAAAATAGACTGCGTATCAAATTAGATACATTTAATAGCCAAAATCCAGCTTATACAAAGAAAATACAACAAACACCTGGCAATGTCCGAAGAGGTATGGATATTGAAAAGGGCAGAGTTATTGTATTTAGTGATGCCCACTTTTGGCCTGATGAAACTACCACAGCATTTAAAGCTTTAATTGAAATGATTAAAGAGTACAAGCCTAAAGCCGTAGTCTGTAATGGTGATGCGCTTGATGGTGCTTCTATTAGCCGATTTCCTCGTACTGATTGGAGTAAGTTGCCAACAATGAAAGAGGAGTTAGAAGCGTGTCAGTATTACTTGGGCGAAATTGAAAGAGTAGCCAAAGGCGCTAAGTTGTTTTTTCCAATGGGCAATCACGACCAAAGACTAGAAGCTAACATTGTGGCTAATCTTCCATCGTTTGAGGGTATACCTGGCACTAGCCTTAAAGACTATTTTCCTATGTGGAATCCTTGTTGGTCTTTTTGGGTAAATGAAGATACTTGTATTAAGCATCGTTGGAAAGGTGGATGGACAGGTGGTAGAAACAATGCTGTCAATTCTGGCGTTAACATGATTACTGGGCATACCCATGTGTTATCTGCCATTCCATTTAACGATTACAACGGTACACGCTGGGGAGTACAAACAGGCACGCTGGCAGACCCTAATGGTCAACAGTTTAGCTATACAGAGGATACCCCTAAAGATTGGAATAGTGGCTTTGTAATGCTTTCCTTTGACAGAAGCAGACTATTGCAGCCTGAAATGATTAGGGTATGGGGTGAAGATGAAGTTGAATTTAGAGGCAAGATACATCAGGTATGAGGCTAAATCCAGAGGTTGTTAGAAACCTTTACGCTTCTCTTTATTGTTGTTATCCATTTACTAAGTGGAAAATGCCTGTGCCTGAAGAAATAGACTTTGTTGTAACTGCTGACCCTGAAACAATGGGTACTTACCTATACGATACAGGTGAAGATTATGAACATACCATTACTATTTCGTCTGCTAGGTGCGGTCATTACTACACCGTTATAACAACATTAGCCCATGAAATGATACATCTTAGCTTTCATCGGCAAAAAGGGGATAAATGGATGCAACATGGCAAACCATTTAGGATTCGTTGCAAATTGGTGGCTACAGAATTAGGTTTTGACCCTTTGGAGTTGTGAGTTACTCATAGCCCTTTCCAAGTTTCTGACTGACTCGTTCCAGCAACTCCTCACAGGATATTTGGTATTTTCTTTCAAAACCTTTGATACCCAATCCGTGAAGCCCACTATTTCCCCTATGGTGTTCTGGGCATAAAGGCAAGATTGGGGATGTAGACCGTTTAGTTCCATACCTACGCACATGATGGAGTTCTGCCGGTGTGCCTTCAATCCCAAGGAATTCGGAGCATAGAATACATCCGAGTTCTGCAATCTTATTGAAAGTGTTCTTTTCATTTTTTGTAGCCATCAGCTAGTTCGTACCATTGCCTGTAGAATTGTTTAAAAGACTCAAACCCTATACCAGCTTTAAATGGCTTGCCTTCAGGTGTAAGTGTCCAGTATGAATCAATTACAGTTTCATTGTCTGTATTGCCATAAATAATAACCACCATAAAACTAGGTTTGGCAGCCAAGGCTTGCAACATAATCTTTTGCCCTGTGCTGACTTTTTCTCCAGGTCTTTTCCATTCAAGGATTAAGAATTGACCATTGCGTTCAAGTATGCCATCTACATTACTAGGAATCAATGCAGGGTTTGAGGGTATTAGGCCTTGAAACTCCGCATAGTCTGTATGAGTGGCAAACATATTACGCATTAGCTTAGCCATTGTTTCCTAACTTGGTCATAGGTAGCAAACTCTAGTTGGATAGTTTCTTCTGCCAACTCACAAGCAATTTGAGTAGCTTTCTCATATTGGTTTTTAAGTGTAGCGCTATGGTATCTCTTCATAAGCTGTTGAATACGCAAATAGTTTTCAGAGTAATCGTTCATCTAGTCATTCTTTCAATATTACGGTTAGTTGCTTGTTCTGTGCGCCATGCCTCAAATTCCATTTGCGCTTGTGCAACTTCTAATTTTAATAAAGTTTTGTTTGCTGTAGCTACATCAATTTGTTCGCAATATTCAGCATATTCCAAAGAAGCGTAAGCCTCTCTTTCTTGTGCGCCCAATGAATTTTCATTAGACTTTTTCATCATAATTGCAATAATGGCTTTTTTCTTTGCGTCTAAACCAGCTACCAAACCTTCTGCTTCTGCATATTTGTATTTGATGCGTTCAAGCGTGTCAAAAGCGTTGTGTGGGTTAAATTCTTTCATAATTATTAATCCTTTCGCCAATCCAACGCATTACTGGTACTGCCATAGAATTACCAAGGGCTTTGTATCTTGCGCCACTAGGACAGTTTTCTTTAATGTTAGTGTAATTATCTGGAAACCCTTGCAATCTTTCACATTCAACCTCTGTAAGTCTGCGAACTGCCATGTTATAAAAAGTGGCATGACGGCTTGATGTATCCAATGTTGGCATAGGGTCACCAGGTTTACCAACACCTAAACCATTACCTTTACCATTATTTAAACCATTAAATCTTGTTGCTTGGTCATGTATAGGAATTGGCTGCAATACGCAATTCCCTCCATTTTGTGCGCCTTGTTGCAATAATTCTGCGCCCTTTGCAAATTTAGCTGTAACTGTATCAGCAATATTTTTACCAAAAGCTCCTACCGCTATCATATTAAATCCGTCTGCTCTACTGTAGTCGTTACAAGTTGTTTGGATACAGTTAGCAATGCTTGGTATAAATTCTCTGGAAGTTTCTTCCCTCTTTTTTCTGCCCTTCTCAGTATCCCCTGACAAGCTCTCGGACTCAAATAATATTTCTGCTGGAGGTTTCCAATCTCCAAGGTATCCGATAACAAACACTCTTTTGCGTCTTTGGGCCACTCCGAAGTATTGAGCGTCAAGCACCCTATAGGCCCACCCATACCCGACTTCGCCCAACGCACCGAGGAAGCTGCCAAAATCTCGCCCCCCCCCAGAACTGAGGACACCTGGCACATTTTCCCATACGCACCACTTGGGTCTAAACTTGTCAAGAATTCCAACATAGGTGAGAGCAAGGTTGCCTCTTGGGTCGTCAAGTCCTTTGCGTAAGCCTGCAACGCTAAATGATTGGCAGGGAGTTCCTCCGACCAAAAGTCCGATTGAGTCATCTAATTTCCATTCTTTATATTTAGTCATGTCACCAAAGTTGGTAACTTGTGGATAGTGGTGTGCAAGCACTTGGCTAGGAAA